ATCCTATGTCCTCGGTTGGTGAGTAGGGGTCGTCATACATACCAGAATAAGGATATTGAGTTTTAAAAGTCACACCACTAGAGTCACGATGTAGCCATTGTTGGTCTGTGTCTTTCATCCCTCCCCATTGTAAAATCCTTATGTTAGCCTCAGTTCGTTGAACTCCGTCTTTGTCATCAAACTTTATAATAGTAGGTATTACTCTATCATACCAAGACTGACCAACGCTTGGAGTAGGTGAAAATATAATTTCTGTTTTATGTTCTGCTTTTAAAAAATCATTGTTAATAATAAAGTCAGCTTGTCCGTATACCTCATCCCAAGTGTTATAATATAAATCATTGTAGTAGTCGTTGTCTTGTTTATATGTATATAAATACTCTTTACTATTTAAAGCACCCATAGGCAGAAACTCTATGTCTTTGCTTTTGTCTATTTTACTACTCCAATCAATTACCTCATTATTGTAAAAATCGTCTCTAGGTTCTATTATTAAATCTTTTTCATCGTCTGGGTTAGGTTGTATATATAAATTAAACATATTAACTAAAGACTTAATAAAGTCTCTTTGTTTAACTTTTGCTGGAATAGATGAGGACATGTCTATAGTGCTTCCCTCAACATAAGTAGAGTTAACTACTTCATTATTAAAATAACTGCTTATAATATTTAAACCAAAGGACCTAGCGTCATAAAGATTATTACCTGAGTCTTTCCAAAATACATTTGATTGATTAAAGTTAAAATTTATATTTGTTGATAGTCTTAAGTCGTTTCCTCTACATTCATAGTCTACCTCTAGTTTAACTTTTTCACCAGTATTTAAATATATATTATTAGCACTTACATAAAATTTATTAGGTGTTGAGGCGTTGTTAATATTGTCTATTTCTACATAAGCTGGATTATATAGTGAACCGACATAATATTCAGTAGATGACGTTGTAGGGTTGCTAGCTGTTGTTATAGTTGTATTTGGATTGACTGGTGTGTTACTACCTTGAATTCCGAAAAACTGTTCATCTATTGTAGATATAAAAACGTTACTAGAATTATATTTATTTAGTTTTATTTTACCATGTATGTCAGACATCAAAGTGTATTGAGTGCCAACAGTAGGACTAGCTATAGGCGAATTAAACTCTCCTTGTACCTGTGCCATACAATTTAAATTATAATAACCTCCAGAGCTAGCAGTAAACACTCCTGTAGTATTATCATAAACCCCACCAGCATCATAAGCCTCAGTCTGGTTTACTATTGTGTCACTCTGAAATGTAGTAGTGTCATCATAAACACCATTAAAAGGACTACTAGAGCCTGTTCCTGTTCCTAAGAATTTTGGGTTGTTTGCACTAAATATTAAATTGTTTATAGCAGATTCTGACAATTTAAAATCTTTACTAGAAAAAGGAATAATTAAAGTATTAAAATAACTACTGTCAAAAAATGTAGATGTGAAAGTGTAGCCTATTGAACTAAATATAGCATCTATATATTTTTTAACTTTAATGGCTGGAAAAAAGTCTGTGACTGTCCACTCTTCTGAAAATGCCATTCCCCCATAATTAATGTCATAGTTAATCATAGGATAAACATAGTCAGTAGTTAAAGGCAAATTCCAAGTTGCTACCTGGTTAGCTTTAGTATAACTATGATTTAGACTACTCATGTCTAAGTCTGTTAGTTCTTGTTCCTGTAATTCAGTAAAGAAATTTCCTATTCTGCCAATTATAACACATTCATAAACTATTAATCCATCTTTATTCTTTACAGATTTTAATTGTAGATAACCATCTAACTGAACCTCTCCGTTGACTAAATAAATAACGTCAGTTCTTAGATTAGGGTTAAATGTTTGTAGGTCTGTATTAACGTCAAAGATATGTTCAAAGATTTTATTAATCTTTTTACTAGCTGGCAAAGTAATAGTTTTAGAAAAGTCTGCTTTTCTTTGTTCTGGATTTGCAATGTCAGCAATATTAAAAGTTAAGTTAGGATTTAAAGAACCTAATAACTCTACATTTTGACCATTTATATATAGTTCCTCTTTAACCATTATCCGCTACAGCTTTCACAATTTTCGTCATCAATATTGCATGTCCTTTCTGGAACTGTTTTATTTTCTAGTTCCTTTAACATCTTTTCAAATTCTGTTAGTTTTTCTTCCATTTAAAATCTTTGTCTAAAGTTATCAATTCCAAATTCTAAGTCTACTTCTAAATTAAATAATTTATCAGCATTGTTTGTTTTCTCTTCCCAATTACCATTTATATTCTTTACAGGAATTCGTCTAATTTCTGTACTACCTGACGGTGTTGTATAACTATCCATTAAATAAACCTCTGGACTTTCTATAAGTTCTAATAACCAGTTGTAAGTATTATAGTCAATCCAGTCAGAAGTTAGTTTCATCTTAGGCATAGACTTAGTATAGTATTGGACCTTTTCTCTATTTGAAATAGAGTAGTCTATAGAGCCTGTTGAGGTTAAATCATTTGGAGTAGTTTGAAAAAACTTCCTTTCTATATCCTCACTATGTCTAGACACTTTAGTAAAGTTAAAATAATCAAAACCTCCTAAACTATTTAAGAACTCTAGTCTCCTATGTTCATATCTACACTCAGTATCTATATTAAAAAAGAATTCTTCTGAAACTGTATTATTTCCAGAATCAATAAAAAATATTTTATAAGAAACGTCATTCTCTGTAATAATTGGTTGACCACTACCAGTTATAGAAAGAGGATTTATTTTATTTAAATTGCCTGGAGCAGATGGGATTCTCAAATGTTTTAATGAACCTAACCCAGTTGGTGGAGCTAAAGCTATGGTTCGTGTAGCTCCAACATTGTCAAGTATTACAATATTAATTCTATACAATGGGTCATTTGCGTGGTCATATAAAGCATATATATAACCCTGGTCTGTTAACATTACTTTTTGATTATAAGAATTGTTAAGACTTGTTCCACTAGGTGAGTTAGTCAAAAACTTTCTAGTAGTATTATTTTCTGTATATTTTTGATAATAGTTTGTAGATTGCCAATCATAAAAATTAACAACCTCTCTTCTGTATTTAGGTAAGCTAGCATTAATTACATGTAAATTATAAGATTCATCAGTAGTAGTGTCTGGGAATGTTACTTCCTGTGGAATGTCATAAGTTGCAGAACCTGTGTTATAATGCACCCAACCAAATTCTAAAGTAAAATCTTTATATGAATTAGTATTGTCATAAATAGTGTTTATGTTAGTGCCATTTAACAAACCTAAATCACTAGACAAATAACTCTCCATAATACCAGACATGTCAAATCTACCATAGCCATCAGTAGTAGGAGGAACTCTTAACCTTCCTACTGTAGTAGCACCATCCTTAACGTCAACTAAGTAAGCAAATCCTGTGTAATTTCTAGTAGCACTTACTGTCTCATATAATACAATCTCTACAGGATTATATACTGTTCTATATTGTTGTGGTAGATATTTAATTTCTAAACTCATTTCTTTAATATTTCTTTTAATCCTTTTGTTATTCGCTCTCCAGACACTATTCTAATATCTGTTTTAAATTTGTTAAAAGCCTCACCATAGAAAGTCTCTGACATACAATTGTCAAAAAAGTAACGTGGTTTAATACCAGTTCTAGCAATAGAGTTTCTTACTGCATATTCGTTTATACCTTTACTTTTAGCCCAGGCTCTAACATGACTAACCTTTGGACCTTTCTTAAACTGATAAGGACTATTAGGTGCTTTTATTTCCCATGGTTGACCTTTTCTGTCTCCACTTTTTCTAACCCCTCCAATACCTTTAACACCTTGATTAAGATAGTCGTAATAGTCAGCTAGGTATAATGTAGCAGTCATTCTAAAACCAAACATTTTAACAGGCATTCTTATAGACTGTTCTAAATTACCTTTATAGACTAAACCTTCTTTTTTAACAGACTGTTGTAGACAATAAACCATGTCAGCAGCAATGTTATTAAACACCTCGGATAGAGTACTAGGGTTGTCTATTTTGACTTCCTCTAATTGACTCTCGTCAAAACCAAATATGTCTAGTTGTTCACTCATCTATGTTTATACTTTTGTCTCATTTCTCTGTGGACCTGTTGTTCCATCTTTTGTTTATCACTATAATAAGCTACTATATTTAGTGCCTTAGTTACATCCCAATTTAGTATTTCATCCCATTTGTCAATCCTACTATTTGTCAAGTTGTCTAAGGTGTTCCACCATCCCCATCGTTGACTAAATCCATTTCCTGTTTCGCTTCGTTCGTCATCTTCTCTGCTCCCTCCATCAAACAAGTTTTTATAGCTTTTGTTAAGTCCTCCGAGTGAGTGTAAAAAAAAACACCTATTGGGTAAGCTATTGTCATTGGCATGTTATTTAGAAAGTTGTCTGCTGTCTTTCTAAGTATTTCACTATCTACCTTAATATGTTTCCAACCAAATATAGTTTTTTTAACTGGTCTACAAATAGTGGTTAGTATGTGATGCAAGTTGTTAAATATTGCTTCCTCATCATCTTTAGAGTTTTGTAGTATTTCCATACTGTTAATATACTCTCCAAACAATAATTTCTTAGCATCTACTTTAAATTCATACCATTGACCACCAATCTTAAATCTTTTGTCTTTTAGTTTGTTAGGTAATTCAGTCTCTAAGAAACTCATTTTCTTTTTTATAGACTTATACTGCTTTAAACTAATGTTTTTTATTACATCTCTTTTCTGTCCTGTTAAAACTGCTAGGATGTTTATTACTCTTTCTATAGGGTTTAGTTTAGAGTTTAATACTGGTCTTAGGTTAATGTAG